TAATAGATGGTATCATTTCCAATTATTGCAGTATCTCCGCCATTTCTAAACATTTGTGCTTTCGTTGACAATGAAGCCAATATCAAAGCTGATAATATTACTTTTTTCATTTCTTTATTTCTTTGGGTTTTGTTGCGATTAATTCATATTTACTTAATGCTTCTAATACATAATTTGAAGCTGCTTTGCTATCTAATTGCTTTTGTATGATTGCAATTACATTTTTAAAGACGCTTGTGTCAAATTTCACTATTAAACTATCTCCTGCATTTTGACTAAATGCTTTTGACATACTTAATACCATTACTAGGGTTGTGATTGTTTTTTTCATATTTGATTTTTATTAGTTACCATTTTCTTCTATTACCACTTTCACATTGTTTAATTGACATTCTTATAATCCATATCATAAATACAACATAAAGTGTAATCCCCATTTTATTTGTTTTCTAATGTTTGAATTTTTGTTTGTAATTCTTTTATTTGTGCTGAAAGTTCTTTGATTGCTTCAGCCAATACAGGTACAATATCCGAGTAAGCTACTGACTTTGTTTTGTCTTTATCATTTGCAGTTGAAACAACTTGTGGTAATATTTTTTCAATATCTTGAGCAACAAATCCAATATGATTTAAACTATCTAAATTCTTATCTCCTATAACTGTTGTATCTAAATTCCAATTATAAGTTACACCTTCTAACAAAAGCACTTTATCCAAAGCATTTTCAATAGGCTTAATATCTTTTTTATATCTTTTATCAGAAAGGTTATTATAAGCACTTGTTCCTGCTACTGAACCATTAACATGCAAAGTGTAACTTGGACTTGAAGTACCTATACCTACATTACCACCTGAACTTATAAAAACTTGGTTATCTTCACTACCTCCTAAATATATTCCTCCTCCGTTACCATATAAAGCTAAATATCCAGAACTTGCAGTTGTTTTATATATAGAACTTGAACTTGCAGTAATGTTTGTGCCTATGTTTACATTACTACTAAATGTAGCAGCACCTGTGGAGGCTATTAATAAATGGTCTGCTCCACCACCATTTGACAATGCAAAAAATCCTCCATTACTTGTTAAATAAATAGGGTTAGTTCCTGCACTTGATTTTAAAATTAAAGAGCCACCTGCATATGTACCAGCAGAGGCATTAAATATTCCTTGTGTTGCCGTTACACTACTACTAAATGTAGCTGCTCCTGTGGAGGCTATGGTAAGTTTTGTAGAAGGTGCTGTATTTGCTGCACCTGTTTGAAAAGCTATTGTTTCACCTAAAGTAATAGTTGAACTTCCTACTGTATTATCATCAAATACATAAGCACTACCATTATAATAATTATTATTTTGTAAAAAAGTAGCACCAAACCCTGCTCCTAAATGTGTTTTTGCAGAAGTTGCAGCAGCAAATGTTATTGCATTTGTATTATTTCCTGTTACTCCAGTCGTTAATAATCCACTAAACGTAGCACTCGTTCCACCCAAAGCACCTGTAAGTGTACCACCTGTTAATGGTAAATATCCACTTAATGCTGATGTAGTTGCATAAGTAGCCGCTGCCCTTTGTCTGCTTAATATAGAAGCGCTTGAAGTATCTACTAATAAAGTACCGCTTGTTGTAATTGTACCGCCACTTAATCCTAATCCTGTTGCTATGCTTGTAACCGTTCCACTTGTTAATTGTGATGTTAGCGCAAGCGTTCCTGTTGCGGATGGTAGGGTATATCCATACGTACCATTTGATAACGTGCTGCCAAATGTCGCTATTCCTCCCGACTTAAAAGTTCCGTTAACTTCTAATTGATGTGCTGGTGTAATTGTTTTTATACCTACATTCCCACCTGCTTGTAAAGTTATTACTGGTGTAGCTACTCCAGACTCATTAAAATTAATATCATTATTATAAGATGAGAAATCCCACAATTTATTAGATGATGATGTATTTTTAAATATTAATCCTCCACTACTATTATCGGTATTCATTAAAATATTGCCGCTATAACTTCCAACTTGTAAAGCACCATTTGCGCCAGCAGTTGTATTTATACTTACTGCATTTCCATTGTCTTTAATATTGCTGTTTCCTATTGTTGTTGATGAAGTAAATTTTGGTACTGTGTTTGTTGTTCCACTTAATTCGTCTGCTTTTGCATTGATTCTATTAGATAGGCTTGCAGTATCTGCGCTATTTAACTTTGTATTAATTCTATTGCTTAAACTTACAGTATCGGTGTAATTCATTTTACCATTAAAGGTAGTCCAATCAGCACTTGACAAAGCACCCCTATTTGTTGCGGAAGCAGTAGGTAAATTAAAAGTATGCGTATCGGTAACGCTTGAAATAGCGAAATCAGTTCCGCTAGTTCCTACTGCTAAATATTGAGTATTTGCAGTTAACCCATTTAATGAACTTACCCCACCGGCGAATGTAGTTGTAATTAAACATAAATGCCCATCCTGTGTATGAAGCGTAATTGTCTTACCACTTGTAACAACGTAAACCCTTATTACTAATCTATCAGTTACTGATAATGTTGTGTATGGCACTGCTAAAGAACTTAAATATAAATCCGTAACCGTTCCGGTTGTAATTAATTCAGGGACTGCCGAACCTGAAGCGATTGAAGTAAAATTAGTACCATCGTATTTTAGTAATTCAATATAATAAGATGGTGAGCCACCCGAACTTGAAGCACTAAAAAATAATTCAAAATTCCAAGCACCTCCCGGTATTTCAATTCTATTAGGGTCTCCAGCATCGGTAATAAATTGCGCTATTAATCCATTGCCTTGTGCGTTTGTTCTTGTAAAATCTGCATTAGTTCCAATTACTGCATCTTTACTCATTTCGTAATAAGTACTTCCGCCAATAGTTCCTTGACTTGTACCACCATTTAAATAATAATCAACTGAACTTCCACCACTTGAACCACTTGGCAAAGTAGCTAGTTGACCATCTCCACGAATATATTGTGCAGCCGTACCAATAGCACTAACCGCAAGCGTTCCTGTGCTTGTTATAGGGCTATTTGCAACACTAAAAGCAACTGGCATAGATAAACCCACACTAGTAACCGCAGCAGTTAAATAAGGGTCTAGCATCGCCGCAGTATCGCTATATTTTACCCTTGCATTTATAGCGCTTTGGTAATTAGATAACATACTAGCCGTATCACTAATATTTAATTTTAGATTAATTCTATTGGAAAGGCTTGCAGTATCGCTAGCGTTTAATTTCAAATTAATCCTATTACTCAAAGAACTTGTATCTGCTTTTCTTAAATACGGTAAAAGCATACTTGCAGTATCTGAAATATTTACTTTTAAATTAATTCTATTGCTCAAAGAAACTGTATCGCTTGCACCTATTTTTGCATTGATTCTATTTGATAAACTTACTGTATCCTCTACCAATGCGATTGTACCTGCACGAACTGGTAAATTATAAGAGAAAGTAGTACCGCTAGTTGGATAATTAAAATAAGCACCCTTTTGACCGCCAGTATAACTAGTATAAAAATAGTATCCGCTATTATTAGAACTTATAGAAGTATATCCTAAAGTAGAAGCACCACCTGCACCAACTTCATTTTTTATTTGTAAAGAATAATCTGCATTTAATAAAGTTCCTGTTAAATTATAACTTCCTAAAGTAACATTATTTGTTGCACCACTATAAGGCACATATCCGGTTAATGCGCCACCATAATTAGGTATATTTAAAGTAGTTCCTAATAAGGTTGCTAGTCCTCCAGTGCCAATGGTAGTCAATATTAAACTATCCATTTTTTTATTAATCCTATCCGATAAACTTGCAGTATCTAATTTCCTTAAATACGGTAAAAGCATCGCTGCCGTATCCGAGTATTTAACCCTCAAATTGATTCTATTTGAAAGGCTTAAAGTATCTCCTTTTCTTAAGTAAGCAGATAACATAGAAGCAGTGTCTGAAATATTTAATTTGCCATTAATTCGATTGCTTAATGAAACACTATCAATATTTATTTTAATCCATTGTGTACCACTATAAACATAAAAACCGCTATCGGTTGTATTCCATCTTATTTGCCCCGCATCCCTTCCGCCAGTAATATTTCTTAAAGAATTTATACCAGTTGGAATAGTCAAAACACTATCGGTTAAAAACCTTTTTACTGGTCCATATCCAGCCTGCGGCATAGCTTGGTAAACCTGCGCTTTTAATCCAAAAGATAAAAATAATAAAACTATAACAATGGCACGTTGCATCCTGTAAATTCGTTTTGTGTTGAAATATTAATTGTTAATTCTACTCCGGCTAAATAATCTTCGTACTTATCTGAAATAGCATTGAAGGAAACATTATCATCTATTGAATAATCTTTTCTACCTGTTCTCATAAGGCTTAAAATATCAGAAGCAGTTTGAATCTGGTCGCTTATAACATCGTTTTCAAATTCTGCCTCCTTACCGCTTTTATCTAAAAAGAAAAATTGAACATTAAAGACTTGTTCTCTGCCTATATTTATACTGCCGGAATTAACCGAAAAGCAAGCTATTGGATATACTGGCTGCTCATCTCTTAACAGCCATTCTTTTGGTGTTGTGAACTTTGCCGTTTTTATCATTGCATGGCTTTGCAGTAGGCTTGTTATTGTTGTTATTAACTGGTTGTAGGTCATGAAATAAAACTTTTTGAATTAATGCTTTTTTATAAGCCATAAATTTATCTTATTGTGAATGAAAATACTTCGCCAGCTTGCGTTACATCTCCGGTTGATAATGTAACTACACTATTAACAATTTGCAAGTACATTGGGTTTGCAGTTGGTAAGTTAGTAATTCCCTTAACTAGTCCTGACCTAGTTGCAATCAATACCACTTTATTAGATAATCCACCAACTGAAAAGCTATTATCTCCGGCTGCCGGTGTATGGTAAATAGTTGTAGCGCCATCGGTAGTTGCATTGTTTGAAAATACTCTTACTCCATCAACTACATTACCTAAATAAATAGGACTTGTATATGCTTTTAATTCGGGGAAAATAACATCCAATCCAGTTGCAGGATTAAAGTATTGAGAATATAATAAATAATTTTCCCTTAAATAATTAATTAATCTTTGCTTGTAAAATTCAGCAGTCTTTTTATATTCATTTCCTATCAATTCTAAATCCGCCCTACTTGGTGCGTTGCTTTCCTCACTTGTTTTCTGCAATATCCCTTTACTAAAAAACTGATAACCCAATCCAAAGGGTAATAAACTCATCGTATACCATACAAGGCAATCGGTTATATAATTATCTAGCAAAACTTTTTCTAAATTAGATAAATTGTCCGCTTCTACACCTGACTGTAAACGAAGATATAAGGTTGAACCTAATGCAGGTTGCAAATATAAATCCTGCGCTACCTTAATATGTGGCTTTAATTGTTTGCCATCAATAGCGTCACTTATTCCAGTTCTGCTTTTAATTAAATTCTCCGATATGAATAATATATTTGCGCTCATTTATTTCTTTTTTTGAATTATTAAAGCCTTCCATTCATGCCGGCATTGTGTATCTATTACTCCATCATTATTCCAAAATCCACCAACTCTATCAAATACCGAATAACCAAGCGCCATACTCATTTGCTCAATCCTTGCCCTTGACCATAATTTAGTTGTTGCAAGTTCCATCATTTTAACACAAAATATACGTGATGGATGCGCTGGTGTATTTCTTTCTGAACTTGGTACAATGCTTCTCCATGCGTAAGTATAACCAATTTGCAAAACCAATGGACTAGGTTTAGGTACATCTGCTTTAATGCTTGTCCTTGTTCTTTCTATGATAGTATCTTGACCAACCTTTACTTCTTTAACATCAATAATCTTATTATCAATTAAACTTTTTAAGGTTGCATCAATGACCTTTATATCCTGTTTTAAGACCTGTGAAAGTACTTCGCTAGTGATTCTCTTATCCTTGTTAAGATAGCCCAAAATATCAGCCTCTAATTGGCTCAATTGCTTATTCTCTGCAAAGTGATTAAAGGTATTTGCTGGCTTTTCACTTAATACTTCATAATCGCTTAAATCATCACTAAACTTTTCAAACATTTCTACCAACTCCATTTCGTTGTCATCGCTTGAAAATGTTGCAGGGTCAGCGTCCAAACCTAGAAAAGTATTTACATCAGAATCAGTAAAAGCAAATCCATTCTTTAACATCAATGCAGCTTGTTCCTTTGTTAGCTTACCATTTGTAAACTGTCTAACAATACGCATTACATTTTGGTATTGTCTACCTGTTAAATTTTTAATACTATCATTTGCAGCTGTAATAGGCTGCTCGGTAGGATTACTTAAAGGATTTAAAGTAGGATTAACAATAACCTCCGAAGCTAAACCTAGTTTCTCCCTTATTTCATCTCTAGTCATATTAGCAGCCATAACGCTTTCGCTAAATTCAAAACTTAATGGTTCAACTGGTATTAATTCATAATCTCCCTCAATACCTACATAATCAAACAATTGGTTAAATACTTCCTCAATCGCTTGCTGCCTTTCGTTTACGTATGTATTAGCAAATATTTTATAAGCGTCTCTTATTTCCGTTGAACCGCCCAACTGCCCTTCGGTTTTTATCCCGAATAAACTAGGCGAAGTAACCTGATGGCAGGCGAATATTTCTTGTTGAATTAAATTATTTACATTGGTAAAATCTTCCTTTGTTAACATAGTAGAAGATAATGGCAATATTTCAGCACTATTATCTTTTGATTTGTTAAACATTATCACAACCCTATCACCCTCGCTTCCTGTAAACTTCTTTTTTATTCCACGTTCAACTGCTTCCTTTGCTTCCTCCGCTGGTTCCCCTCCATTTAAGTTAATTAAAGTTGTAGCTACAAAACCGTCTTTTGCATTTCCTAAAATATGCCGGCTAACTTGTACATCACTTTCAATGTAATTTAATCCTTGAAAGTAGTTAGGCAGCGGATAGATGTCTGATTTAGGATTGTATTGTTTAACAAATAATATTTGACTTGCTACTGGGTCGTTAATATTAAAAGCAGGATAGTATCTCGGCTTTTCTTTATTATCTGACCAATCATTTTTAACTTGAAATTCATTTTGCTCTTTATTCGTTCTAACCTTGTGATATTCAAGATGGTATACATCTTTAATCTCGCCTAATAAATTATAAATTATTTGTAAATAATAACCTCCAAAAAGTTCATCATCTAATATACATTTTTTAGTAATTTGATTCCAGCTTTCACCCTTTACATTTGCCTTTTGTTCTATGCCATCCCAACCCTGACCAAAAATATAATTCGTTTTACTTTTGATGATAGCACCATGTTTAGGACTTTCATTGTACAAGCCTATAAGGTAATCAGGGTAATTGTTATTTAAACCAAATTCAACATATCCTTTGCCTTTCTTTTCCTCAAATTTAGGTTGCTCCGCTTGTGCGAATTTAACCGTAATAATATTTTTATAATTATTCTCCATAAGTAACGAAATTATTATTTTGTTCTTCGTATTTTGTTGGTTCAAATGCAGTTGCTGGATTAAGATACATAAAACCTTCCTCAACTATTAACCCTGCTACTGTAAAATCAGTTACTAATACTTTTTGATGTATAGTATAACTCCAAAAACCTTCCTCCTTTAAATCAAAAAAGTTGTTAACCGTAAATGCAAATTTATCATATCTGCCAGTTATACTTTGATTTGTAGCCATTAACTTAACCACATCAAGCGTTATCCTGTGGATAAACACAAATAAAAAAAATGGGTTGTCGATGGTAGCCTTTTCAGTACCAGTAAAGTAAATTGTTTCGGTAAGTCCTTTCGTTAAATTTATCATAAGAAAAAACCCCGACTTTCATCGGTCGGGGCATAAATTAATAAATTAAGAATTGTTATCCTGCGGTAGTCAAAGCCAAACCTAGTGCGTTTGTAACTTCAAAGAAATCTTCTCTTTCACTAGCTTCAAATTTCAACACATATCCTTGTGCATCAGCAGCAGCAGCGCCACTTGTGCCAGTGCTTGCAGCTAAATACATTCCGAATTGTTTACCGTACATCCTATAAGTGCCATCCTTATCAAGGGTAACTGCTATAACTTTATTTTTACTTAAAGTAGTTATGATATTCCTAGTAGTGGCATCTCTCTTATTGATAGGGAAATCTAAAGTCTGCTCAAAAAACAAAGTACCATTTTCGATTGAACCAGTTGGATTGCTTGAAGCAACTGCACTTGATTTTGTAGGTATCTCGAATTTATAAAACTTTTTGCCAGCTACTTTTGTAATTCCTGTAACGATACCACTAGCATCAAGTATTGTTACATTTCCAAATTCTGCGAAATATACTGCATCAATTCCGCCTACTGAATCCCGACAGTCTATTGTATATCCGCTAACTATTGCACATGGCATATTGATAATATTAAATAGGGCGATATTTTACTACCGCCCTATGTTAGAAAATTTAGATTGCAGCGATGAAAGAAGTTACTTCATTTGTGAAGGCAACGTTTACTCCCATTTTAAACTCTACTCTATAACGTACATCGTTATTGTCTTCGCTATACCACATTTTGTAAGAACCTTCCTCATCGACCAAATCAACTGCCAAAGCCATATTTGAAAGACTGATTGCGTAAGCATCGCCAGTTCCGTTCAAACCATTTACGCTAATCACTTCAACATTAGTTGCAGGCAAGATAAATGAAGCTGCTTGTGAATCTTGTGGATTGTAAGAGAACATGTTTTTCTCTCTGTAAGCAAGAATCAATAAACGATACCAATCATTACCAACAAAAATCTTTACATCTCCTTTGCTCAATACTTGAACAGGAATTGCTTTGTAGATACCTTCTGTACAAGCAATAACATTTGAAGCGGTTACGGTAACTACTGGAGAACCAGTAATGCCGGTGTAACCTGATACGTTTGCAAGTACTGGAGAACCAGCGGCAATTAATTTTTGTAGACCATCAAACTTATTAGTGTTTGCAGTTGCACCAGTTGCGTCTCCCTGCCATATTGCAGTTTCAAGTTGAGAAGCGATACGAATATTCTTTTTATCAAAGTATGCTTTTTGAAAATCTGCATTACCAAAGTCCTCGTAAGTACTGCCGGCTTTGAGCGCTTCTTGTGTAAAGTACGCCTCTAAATCCTTCGGGCAAATTTTTTCTTCTACTTTAATTTTACCTA